CGGTTGCTGCCCAAGGCCAAACCCGAACCTGTAAAACCGGTTTCAGATTGTTCCGAATCATCGAATCCGGATGGGAAGATTTAGACGTACGTCGCATCCTGGAACGTGATCGTAAAATAATCGGAGTCCGTCATGCCGCTGGCGGACGCCCAGAACCGGAACTGAAGGAACGTGCAGGGGAACGGGACCGGGGTTTGGCCGGTCACAGTCAGGCTGCCCGTCACGGTCACGGTCCCGCTGGCGGTCACGGTGCCCGTGGCAGTGCCTCCCACGGTCAGGCTGCCCGTGGTGTTGCCGCCTTCCGCCAGGGAGCCGCTGGTTGTGCCGGAGACGGTGTCCCCGCTGGGGAACGCCACGCCGGAGACGGACAACGACCCGGTGGCGTTGCCGGAGATGCCCAACGTCCCCGAGGTGCTTCCCGACACGGTCAACGACGCGGATCCGGACAGGGAGTTGGACCCGCTCAAATTGCCCGAGGTGGTCGCGCCCGTGATATCGATGTTGATCAGGTGGAACGTGGGCTGGTGAATGGCCGGGGCTCCCGGGTAATTCTGCGTGGCACTCCACGCGCTGTACGTGGTGCCCAACTTATCCAGGGTGTACCGGCTCTGCCATTTGATGATGGCTCCGGGGGTTTGACACGCGGCATCGAGGCGTCCAAAGGAACCGTATTCGTTCGCGGTCAACAGTTCGCCCCGATAGGAAACGGTGGGGGGCTGGCATTTGGCCCCGGATCCGGATGCGGCCACGTTGATGATGACGGCCGTCGAGAGACCGGTCGCGTTGAAGGCCAGCAACGTGATTTGGTACGTGCCGGCGGTTTCGAGGTACACCAACTGGTCAAAGGCGGCAGACGGGGCGCTCGTGAACACTTCCTCGTAAATCAACCGCGGGGCGGTGTCGGTGGATTTCTCGCACAGGATTTGGAAGCTCACCAGGTCCTGATCCGCGCTCGCCCATGTGCCGGAAACCTCCAAGGCGTAGGGATACGTGGGGGAACTCAGGACCACGGCCAGCGCGGAGGGCAGCGTCAAGGTCAGGTTGGGGGCGGAGGGGCTCCGGAGTGGGAAATGGAAATACTGGCTGGTTGCGCTGGAAAGCAGCAACTCTTGCAGGTAGGTGAACGGGGTTAGCCGGAAAAAGCCATGGTCCGGAGTGAGCCCGCCCGCGCGGTTGTACCGCAGCGTGGCGAATTCCCCGAAGGCGAAGGGGACCAAGGAACCCTTGGGCACGATCCAGACTTCCGTATGCGCCGTGGTCCAGGCGACCGGGGTGGAGTTCAGCCGGCCCCGGAGGACCGTCAGCGTGTAGTGGTTCGCACTGGTCAGGGAGGAAGCGGACATGCTGCAGTACTCAATCACGGCATACCCGTTGCCATCCTCCGCCACCTGCCCGGCAAGGCCGCCGGAGGGCACGACCGATACGAGCACGGCCAATAGCTGGTCCGCCGCCGCATTCAGGGCGCCGGGCTGCCACGTGGCGAATTCGCTCTCGGGCTGATCGGCCACGGAAACCGCCAGGGTAGTATCCCCGGCCGCCGCATTGGCCGTGAGGGTCGCCAGGCAGGCAAAGTTGGTCTGTCCCCCCAAGGCGGCGGAGAACGTGCCCCCGGTGTCGGTATCGAAATACAGGTGGAACCCGCTCGTGATGGTGTCCGGCCGCTGTGCCAGGATGACAATCGCGCCGTTCTCGCCCGTAAGGCCGTAGCTGCCCTCAATGATCCGGAGGGACGATATTGCCTCCACGGTGGTCTGGCGGGGCAGGCGGGCCGTCACGGCATTGGACCAGGCAATGGGCGTCAGGGTGTTTTCCGCCGTCATTTGGAGCGTCATCGGCCCCGTGGGAGGAATGCTCCGGGAATCGACCCGGAAAAACTGATAGATGGAGGACACCCCGGGCTCTAGGTCAACGTCTAGCAGGACGTACGCCCCGGCAACAATGCTGCGGGCAATCTCCCGGCGCACGACCACTTCCGCCTTGATGATCGGCCGGCCGGTGGTCCGGAGGGATTCGGCGGCATGGGCCTGCGCTTGGGCCAACCGGGTAATCCACGGGCGGTCAAGGTTGTCCGTCCGATGCTCCTTGATGACGGTAAAGGCCCGCATGTCATCGGCCTTGACGGAATTGTCGGTATAGCTCAACACGCGGTCCGTGAAGCGGACCACGGATCGGCTGCGCACGTCCGCCCATGCCCCGCCCGTGAGCTTGGGCCGCTCCGTGAGGCTGTCGGAGGTCAGCGTCACGTAACTGCCGCCCGCCGGGGCGTTCCCGTGCTGATAAACGCCGGTTTCAATCACCTGTGCGGTCGCGTCGAACCGGACAAAGTTGTCCGTCATCTCCCGCATCCGGTCAAAAAAGTCCCGGATCGTCAGTTGATTGTCCATCAGCGGGCTGGCACCCATCAGCGTGGTTTGCGAATCCAGGTAGTTCGCGGCCGTCTGCCACGTGGTGGCATCAATCAACGCCGTGGACTGCCCCAGCATGTTTTGGTCCGTCAGGACCTCCATGGCCACCGCGGCGAGGTTGGCCACGCCATCGGTCAGCGCGGCCGGGCTCCCGGTGATGACGGTTTGTTGCGGGGTGCGCCGGACCACTACCTCGATGTTCGGCGCGGTCTGGGTGCCCTGCCCGAGCAGGAAATCGACCAGCACCACGTAACACATCCCCTGGTAGTTCGGATGGTCATGGCCCCAGTCGTTCCCGGAAGCGGTCAGGAGTGGTTCCACGGTTTGCGCGGGGGTGCCCCAGTAGATGCGGATGACGCCCATCGTCACGGCGGATTTATACCCGAGGTTGGCCACCACGGTGATGTCATCGTAAGGGTTGGTCCCGCGCGCGAAATAGTACAACGACCAGTAAGCGGGGTTTGGCGGGGCGTTCGTGGTGTCGCTGGTGTGATTGGCGGTGCAGACGTAGGTTTGCGCGTCATAGACGGCCAACTCCCCAATGGTCCAGCCCACGGAGACGGCCCAAGCGTTCCCGATGGGCCAAATTTCGTTGCCGTTGGAGAGAATGGACGTGATCCCATCAACCGGGCCAATGCACAGGCCGCCCGCCACGGTGCCGTAATAATCGTAGGAGGAAGGATCGCCGCCGCCACCCTTGCTGCCTTTGCCGCCGCCGCCTTTCTTGCCGGTGTTGGGAGCCAAGGCGGAGCGGATGTTATAGACCGGGGAAAACCACGTGGTGGCAATCTTCCGGGTCCCCGCCGCATAGGCTACGGGGACGCCTTGTTGGTTGGAACTCGTTTGTTGATCCTGAATCCCGAACGGTCCCCGGTTGGGGTTATTGGCTGCGGTTCCGAACATATTATTTTATTCGACTGGCCGCCATATCCTGGAAACACGTTTTAGATAGGTGGCGTCGTCAAGGCGGTTCAGCCGGACGCCGTCCGGGCGGAGGCAATGAATCATGATGTTGTGGCGGAGGACAATCCCCAGGTGATGCACGCAACCGCCCATGCGGAACCCGATCAAATCCCCCGGCAACCACGGGCGCTCAACATCCATAAACCGGTGTGGCATTGATTCAATCCAGCCGATGATGATCGAACTGGTTTGCGCGTTGGCCCAATCCATCGGCCCTTCCGGCACCCCGGGAGACTCCGGAAGGTGGCCGCATTCGCCGTATATTTCCGCCGCCAGCATCTGGCAGGACACGCCGCCGCCCTTGATGCGGGCATTCGGCACGAAGGCCGTGCCCACCCAGGAATGGGCCACCTCTTCCAGCATTTCAATCCGGTCCGGCCATGCAAAAAAAGGCTTCATTTTTTTACTTCCTCCCAGCCAAGCTCCCCGTCTTTTTCTCGAACAACCCGCATGGTGACCCGCTTCGCGTCATACCACGCTTTGGGGAAGGTCTTCCCCTTCAAACTTTCTGCAAATCGCCGCTTCAGTGTATCGAGCCGGAAGCCCCGCCATCCCGCGTCTTCCTCGAAGTTGTCTGGCTCGACGTCGCCTAAAATTAGATCGAGCATTATGTCTTCGACAATCCGCTCATGGTCCCGCGCGTCTTCATAGTATTTGACGAATGGGCGAAGCAGGATTGAAGGGTGGTCAAATTCCCAGCCCTCGCGCCACGTCAGCGTGTCGAAGGTGATTTCCGTTCCTTCTTTAATCTCGATTGCTTTTGGTGCACTCATTTTTTAACTCCGTAGTTGTTCGCGAACAGTTGCGCCGTGGTGGGATTCGCCGCAGGCACCCAGGGGAACCCGCCGAAATTGCCGTAATTGTTGAACGTGCCCTTGCAGGTGGCCGCCTGCCCGTCGCACCCGGGGTAGAACGTGACCACCGATCCCGGAGCCGGGGCCGTGATGAATCCCGTCGCCAGCGTCAACGTGAGCACGCCGCCGGCCGCCGCCGTGGAATCCATGATCATCCGATACTGCACGCCCGTCCCGGAGCCCACGGAGAGGTAGCCGCCCGCGAAAAGGTGGGCATTCAAGGGCGTCGTGTTCGTGGGGGAGGATGCGGAGGCCACACTCGCCAAAACCAGTGCGCTGGTGGTTCCGCTCCAACTGGTCACGTTGCCCTGCCATTTCCAGAGCGCGAGGTTGATCCCGCATTTGGTTTCCCCGAGGATCCAATTGCAGCCGGGGTTGTAGATGCGCCGGGGAATCTGCCGATCAAAGAGGGAGGACAAACTTGCCGCCTGCGCATTCAGGAACGGGCCGTCTGTGTCGCATTTGGTCACCTCCCCGTAGAAGTAGCAGCGCGGGTTGGTCGCGGCCGTCGCGCCTTCCGTGGGGATATCCACCTCGTAAATTTGCACCATCAGCGGCCATTCGAGTTGGAAGGGCACGAGCAGGGAGAGCGGGTGCCCGGCGAAGTTTCGCGCCTTCAGGTTGACCGTCTGCCGCTCGATCGTGGCCGATTCCGTGATGGTGTCGTGTTCGAGGTTGACGCTCGAGTACGTGTGGCCACCGTTCGTCAGGTCGCGTTCGAAAGAGGTATAGCGCCACACCTCCGCGCCGCCGGGGTAGTTGATCGTGAAGACATACAGCCAGGCATTCGTGGGTAGCGGGCCGAATGTGCTGGTAATCGTCTCCGCGCTGGCCCCGACCACTTCAAGGGGCACCTCCTTGAACTGTGCCCGGACGGTGGCCTGGTCCAGGTCTTCAAAGGTCAACGAAAGTTTCGTGGTGGCGAAGCGCCCGAGCATCAGGGATTCAATCCGGGTGTTGGCGGCCACGAAGGCGGTCCCGGGAGCGCCGGCCAGTGTCCACGTGCTGCCCACGGTCCCGGTCACCTTGACCGCCGCGCGGTTGTTGAGATCGTCCAACACCACGAAAGAATTGTTCGCAATGTTCGCGGGGGCGTCGATGTGCAGCACAGTATCGCCCGCCCCCACATCGGCGGTCAGTGTCGCTTCGGAGATCCCGAGCGGAATCCAGAAGTTTTCCGCCCCGGCGCCCATGGTCAACCAGAAGGAGAGGAATTGCCAGGCGTCCCCGGCCGTGAGCGTGAAGGCCTGCGACACATCCCGCCGCGCGGGCTGGGGGTAGAGCACATCTGCAGTACTCCGCAACTGGCCGATGGCCTGCCGATCGATGTCCACGGAGGCCGCGCCGCTCGTGGGGTTGGTTGCCCAGTCGGGCCGGATGGGGAGCATGGGCCGCCCGCCGTTGGCCGCGTTCAGCGCGTTCGGCCAGGAGTAGGTGGGTAGCGTGAGGGAAGAGGCGTCGTTTTCGACGAACGAAATGTCCGCCACGGCCTCCACATCACTTTGCAAGTTTGGGTCCGGAATGGACATGAGCCGCCCGACCAGCAATGGGTAAGCGGGCCGGGAAAAGGGCAACCCAGACGCCGCTTGGATGGATGGTGACGCGGTGTCGTCCATCAGAACATAGAATGCCGTAGTGACAGCAGGGGCCGCACCGGCATCAAACCAAGCCATCCAAAGCGGACACAACACGGGGAGATCGTTCAGGGCTTGCAGCGCATTCCGGAACGAGGGGAGGCTCCCCATGTTGATCGTCGTAGAGTAGGATAACGTCAGCCGTGGCGTGTCCCCGAGTTGCCGCCGGGTCTCGATGGCGTTCAGTCCCTGCTCCACATTTAACGGCAGGTCAACCCCGAGCGTGACGGATCCCATCCAATCGGGGGAGTCATCGAGTAAGTAAGCGGGGGAGCCTTGAAAGGTTACTGGAAACATGGGAATGGTTGTGCTTCAAATACATCAAAATCGGTTATCGATGTCACAATGTGCAATTGGAAGGAAACCCCGATCTGCGAAGCAATTTTAGCATTTGCGACCATTTCCGGATGGTTGTAGCCTTCCGCCTTTGAAATATCTACTTTTGTCCCAACAAGTTCGTAAGGAAGTAGTTCGACAATGTCAGTCGCATTTTGGGCAACTGATTCAGCGTCACCCCCGTAGAGCCAAACGAATAAGTATCCAAACTTATGATCAGATTCTAATGGATGCGTGGGCAGGGTTTTGATTTTGGTAATTGCGAGATATAGGGTGTTTTTCATTTGCGGAATGGTATCCTGTGCGCCTGTTGTGTCACGTGGTTTATTATGATATGCTGAAACTCCGGGCTGTTTCTTGCGGTCTCAATCATCCGCTTTCTATCGTCACCCCAGACATGCACCATGACGTTGCCGACTCCACCGCCCCCGCCCGCGCCGCTGCCTTCGCCGCCCCCGCCCGCTTTCATCGTGTTCAGCGTGGGCAAACCGATGCGCGACACCGCGCTGGCGGGCATGACGAACTCGCCGCGATGGACCACGCCCGCGTAATCGTATTTCCCTCCCGCGCCGGTATAACCGCCTTCCGCGAATGATGCCATTGATCCGGCGGCAACAATGCCTTGCGCTGCCAAGATTTCCCCAGGAGCCGCCGCCGCCGCGCCGCCGGCCGTGGCTATGGCTGCCAGGGTAGCGGGAGCAGCCCATAGGGCGGACGCTGCCACCGCCATCGGGCCAATGGCTGCGAGTTGCGCGGCCATCAGTGCCTTGCCAAACACGGCCATCATGAGTTGCGTCATCACGAACTTGACGCCCATTTCCACAATAGACTGGATGATGCTGGTCATGACGGAAACCCCGATTTCCCGGAGGGCCATGCCCCACGTCTTGGTTCCCATAATCAAACCGGTGATCCCATTCGAGATGGAGGAAATAGCAGTGTGAAATACGCTGGCGAAGCTGCTGGCCGCTTGCTGCGCCCACGTTCCCCATTCCGTGCGGAGCTTGGTTAAAGTGGCCTGCATCTGTTCTCCGAGGCTGTGCGGGTCCGCCCCAAGCTTGCCCCTTTCCGTATTAATCGCATCCGCCTTGTTGCGGGCGGCATCCAGTTCTTTTTGAGCCGCATTGGCCTTTTCCACATCGTGAAGCTCTGTAAAGGCGGCAACGCGGGTTTCCAGAGCTTTAATAAGCTGGGCATTTAGATAAGCTTCATCCTCCAAGGCTTTCTTGCGGATGTCCCATTTATCTACATCCGTCGCGCTTAAACTGGTTTCAGCAAGAGCCGCCCGTTGCTTGACGGCGGCAATGTCGGCCTCTAGCGCAAGAACGGCCTTTGCTGCCCCCTCGGCAATCTGAAAGGCCCGAATTTCCGCGCCGCTCGTCTCGGTAGCCTGCTCTTCCTCGTCGGACTTCGCTTCAATCAATTCGCGCTGCTTCGTGATCAATGATTGCAGTTGTTCCAAAGCGCTTCGGCTGCCATCGGTCCCGAGCTTGCCCCGGGTCAGGGCGAGCGCTTTTTCACTGGCGGCGAGGTTCGCGGCCAGTTGTTGGTTGACATCGTCAACAATGCCGTGGGTCGTTTTGGCATATTCCTTGAACTTATCGGCTAAGTTCGCCGTGGCCGGGTCAACGTCTTTCGGGGTGTACGTACTCGAGGTGGGCACGACCAGCTTGCCGTCGCCCTTGCCGCCGAACAGTTTGGAGACTT